CATATTGCCAGGAATAGTTTCTTGCCATCTCTGCTGTGAGAAGTTAGATCTGAACTCAACAGGAGTAGTGAACGCAGGGCTAGCACCCTTAGTAGACAATGTAGACTCAACTGGAGAGTATTCACGGCTGAATCTCTTACCAGCAACAAACTCGTCACCAGGAACACCTGAAACGAAAATGTCTGCACCGTAAGGCTCAACTACATATACCCAGTTAGTTCCTTCTGCATAAGGCTCTTGCTTGATACGAACGGGATAAGCATCGTCGTGTCCAACAATTACACTTACATCAGAGAACCACTTTTCTCCAAATACAAGTTCGAACTCAGTACCGTTGGCACCAACACCAGTGTCAGTAGCAGCAACAGGAGAACCCTGATAACGAGCTTCTACCAAAGGAATGTTACGGTCAGAAGAACCGATAAGCTTCCAAGTGAAGTCGTCAGCAGTTTCAAGATACAACGCGGGGATTTGATCCAACATGTTGTTAAGAGTAGCTCCGTAAGCTTGGAAAAGCATACGAGAGATAATATTAGAAGCGAGTTGAGGCTTCTTTTCATAAATGGCACCGAGGTGGTTTTTGGTAGTAATACCACTCCACGCTTTGGCGTCATTTGTTTGTAGGAATGAAATTTTCATTATTTAATATTTGGGTTTTCCATAATTTTGTCAAGAATCGATGTTCCTGAATTGAAAGATAATGGGGCTTGATACGTTTCGCCTCCGTTGTTAAGCTTGGCTTCAAATTCTGAGACAGCTTTAGATTTACTGGTTTTAACCAGCTTTGAGAAGTCCTTGAAACCCTTTGTCAATGTATAAACATAATGAAGTCTATGTTCAAACTCAACAGGATTATCAATGCGATCTTTCATCATTTGATTAACAGGCTGTCCTTGAACCTCACCGACAACTTTAGTCATAGATTCATAAACCTTATCAGCAGTTTTTTTATTAAAACTAATGCCAGGGATGATTTCTTCTTCCTTGTAAACTTTGTCTTTTAGCTTTTTCAGTTCTGCTTCTTGTTGCTTCTTAGCCGCTTCTTGTTGTTTTTCTTGGTCGGCTATTTCGTTCGCAATTCTCTGCTTCTGAAATTTGACTTGATCATCTTTGGCTTCAACCGCATCTTCCACATCTCTCCCAAGATCAAACGAATCTTGAGTCAATCGGTCAGCTTTATCTTCTGAAAATCCTTTAGCGAGGTATGAATCTTTAATCAAACTTCTTCGAAGCTTAGGGTCAGATTCGATTTGTTCATTTGTAATGTTTGCAATCGTCTGTACCGTGCTTTGAGATTTAAGAAACTCCTCTACTGGGATTCCATTTTCAAAAGCTTTGAGTGCTTGTTTCTGGTCGTCAGAGAGATGAGCTAACTCATTCTCTTTAATAGTTGTTTGAATCAGATCTACAAGATCATTTGTTGATTCAATTTTTTTGTTTTCGTCCAAGGAAACAACCCCCTCATCGGCAAGAAGGTTGGCAAAGGCGGATAAAGCAGCGTTAGAGGGGGCTTCCTTAGAGGACTCTTCAGGAGGTTGAGTACTTTCTGTAGGAGCCACCGTAGCTACGCTCTCTTCCGCTGCAGCTTCCGTAGAAGTTTCTGCTGGCGGATCACTAGGTGTCTCTGATGGATTAAAATCACCATCTTCGACCAATGATTTCATATCAAGGTCTAAGTTATCGTCCATGGTGTAAAATTATGATTTATTTTCAGATTACTTTTCAGGCGTAATAGCCATTTTCTTTTCCTCAAGCTTCAGTTTATCAGCGTGATGCTTATCTTTTTGTTTAAGAGTTTCATCAAATTGTCGCTTCTGTTCTTCAAGCTTGTCATAGAAATCACCAAGTTCTGAAACATTATCTTGTTTTAAAGCAAGTTTGGTTTCATTATCTCTAATGTTCATTCTTTCTTTAGCAGCAATTTCTTTATCAACAGCTTGTTGTTGTGATTGCATTTGTTGTTGTGCCATCTGCTGTTGATTTTCCATCTGCCTTTCTTGCTGTGCTTGTGCTTGTCTCTCTGCGTTTTCTATGACGCGTCTCTTCTCAGACATAGAATCTGATGTAAGAAGCTTGGTTAAAACATCGAGAGAAACTTTATTGGACTGGAATGCAAGCTTAGCCATCTCCCTGTATGTAGCGTCAAGCTCTGCAGATTTAGCTGAAGATTGAATATGTACGTCAAACTCTGCTTCGAGTCCCTTACCTTCGATCTTAAACATCTCTACTGAGCCATCATCCAATACATGCTGGAGTAGCTTTTCTTTTCCTCTAAATACTTTTTTACAAGTTTCAAGGAATATCTGTAATACTCTTTCACGGACATTTTCATGCTTGTGAAAGTAATATTCAGTAACATGTGAAGACTGTGCTACAGAACGCTCAACTCCACCAACAGTTTCTCTTGTATCGATTTGTCCGAGACGTTGGTCAGATACACCAATGATCTCAGTCATTTCTCTTTTAATAAACTGCAATATGCCAATATGTTCCTGAATATACTGTGAATTCTGTAAGTCAATATAACTGTGTCCAGCGTGTCCTAGATTACCCGCAAGCTTTCCTGTGGCTGGTCCTACCTTACCTTCTTTAAAACTGTCTTTGACAGCAATATTCATAGAAGACAAATAGTGCATCCAAGTAGCCATATCCCAACCATCTGGAATCATGCTGAGGTCTAACTCTAGAATTCTACCTTGGTTTTTAGCAGACATCTTATTGAGTCTGTCCATATAGATATCATACAAGTATTGATATGGCCTTGTGCGCTCCATCATAGAAACAGCCGTATACGAGTTAGTTGCATAAGTCGAACCTACAATACCAGGATGACAATACGATGGATTTGATAGTTTGTTATACTGAATAGGTCTAGGTCTCATTCTAATATAAATATCTGAGCCTACACGCGTACCTTCTAACCACTCGTTGATCCACATAGAACGAGCTGTTTCACCTTTATCTTTGTCGGGTGAATAGTTATCGGGGAATATATCTTCTTGTGGTGCACCAAACTCATCAAAGTACTTGACAAGCTTAACCTTTCTAAAAGACCTCCAGAAGGCTCTCAGGACGCGTATGTTGCCGTTTTGATCGTACGGAAGGGTCTTATACCCTTGAGACCCCATACGCATCGTATAATCGTTTACATCGCTTGGTGTGGTGCTACCAATGTTTCTGTCAATAATAAGATTGTACTGAGCACTCTCGTCTACGAATGGGTCACTACCACCACCGTTGTTGAATCCTCTTTCGAGCTTTTCAACTTCTTCTTGTGTCAGGTCTTCGTAAAAATAGTCAATGATCTTACCAGGTGACCAGTACTCATCAACATAAATTACATCAGCATCTTCAATGTCGTGTGAAAATCCAGAGCGTAACCAAAAGACATTCAATGGGTTAAGCCTATTGAGGATGGGTTCATCACCAACGACATCAACAATATAGAGTTCTTCTGATGAGATAAGAGCATCCTTAAACCCATCAGCAAACTTTTGATCCCACTTTTGTTTGTTCCAGAAATGTCTAAGAAGCTTATTACCTCTTATTTCTTTTCTGTCTTTAAAAGTGTACAAGGCCTCATGCTCCAATTCTTTTACTTTCTCTTGGAGCTGTGATTCAGTATAATTGCTGTTCACAAGTTCTTGTACCCTTTCAAAAATCAGAGCTCTCTTTTCTTCTTGCTTTGAAGAAACAGAGTCGGGGTCAGAAACCAATACTGTCCAGTCAAATCTTCTTTTAATGGATTCTCCAATAAGAAGGTCTAGTCTAGGTACAGCTATTGGGAAGTGTTCGATTTTTTCTGGAATCTCCTCAGTTTCAAGGTCATAGGGATTTACAAAACTTCTTACGTCCGCCATATCAAGGCGACCATTGTAAAGATTGTAGTTTATTTGTTTCCTCGTAAAAGAAGAACGCACCGCCTCATCTGATGAAAGACCCGATGAGTCAAATGCGTCTATACACTCTTTGTACCATTCTTTGGTACGCTGTGCAGTAGTTTTCTTCTGTGATGGAAAACCCCAGTATTTTACCGACATATTACAAAATTAAGACAGTTTTGCTTGTTCGCGTAATTTCTTATAGCGTAAAGCTTTATTATTTTTAGTCCAGAACGGATCGTCAGAAAGTGTAGAAACATTTGTTCTTGTTTTCTCAGCTTCCACCATCTGATGATACTCTTCTCTTAATATCATGACCATACCCATAGATGACACACGGTCAAAGTTGTCATCACTATTCCATTGTATTGCTTCTTTCAGATAAGCAATAGAACGAATCTTTTGAAGGTTAAATACTTTTTCGTCCTCAGTCGTTGAGTGATGATCTGAGAGCATCCAATCTCTTTGTAATCTTCTACCCCATCTGTTGATTTCTTTTGTAGGTGGAGTACCTTTGGCTTTGTTACCATAGGATTCTCGAGCCATCTCCTTGTCAATCAGTATCTTAGGAGTATCAGCCAACAAATGCAACGAATGTTTTTGGTCAAAGTATGAAAACAAACCTTTGTTCTTGTTTTCGTAATTTACTTTGGCATTGTATAAAAGAGACAATCTTCTTACAACTTCATAGAAATCATTTGCAAATCTTGGTCTACCTGTGTACTCCGCAACGATTTCATCTGTCCAAGTATCAAACACAAAAGCAGACCCCAATGATTTTGAGAACGTAGCTTCGTCATCATCATATGGGTCAACACCAATAATGTATCTAAAGTGTGAACTGTTTGACTTTAGAGGTGGTGTAAAGATTTCAATAGCACCAATCTTAGACTGTTCTGAAGA